ACACACCAATCATAGTTAGTGAATTGTCTGGCTCAAAGGGGTCAAGATGCATCTTACCATTACGATGCGTCACTGTATTTTCTACGTCTAATACTAATTTCATTATGCTTCATACCTCGCTGTTCTATATTCAAGATTACAATGAACCACACCATGCCATCCTGTCAACTTGTTTTTTACAACATTTAAATGACGCTCCGTGTCTTCTTCTTCGCTATCACTTACAGGTGGGTTTTTTGCAATCAACACCATCAAGTCAGCCTCTGCTGCCTTACCTGTACGTGACCCTTCCATCATACTTTGGTTTAAGAGAACCTTACCCTCTGCATCAGCAGATAGCTGTGACATATAAAACATAGCACACTCATGTTGCTTTGCAATCTGCCTTGCATGAATAGCATTAGCTTTTAGTGCTTCATCTGCTCTGGCAAAGCCACCAGTACGAGCAAACTTATCACCCATATCCAGTATAACAATGTCAGGCTTGTATGACTTACAAATACTTTCTACCCACGACATGTCACGACCAGTAGCATCTTTAATCTTGATGCGTTCCTTGACAGGTGCATACAGGTCGCGTGCCTTGCTAGGATTTTGTTTAACTTCCTGCATGGTCATGCCTGTGGCAGCAGTCAGGTATCTTGCACCGACACGATGATAACCTTCTTCATTACACAAGATAATACAGTTAGCACCTTGGTGTGCAAAGCCGCCCGGTGCAGCAATTAGTGATGCATGAAAGGATGTTTTGCCTGTGTTTGGTCTTGCACCAATCTCAATCAAGTGTCCATCATTTACACCCTCAACCTTACGTGTCAAGCTAGGTATGTTGAATGTCCAACGTGCCTCAAGGTCATTGCGTGATAGAAGTGTCTCAATGTCAATGTCATCCCACTCCACATTTAGGTTGGGTGTAAAGTCATCACCATACTGCTCAAGTAATAAGCGTAACGGCTCAAGACTAGCTTTAGTTCCATTTACATAATCAAAACCAAGATTAGCAATGTCTTCACCAATGACCTGTTGAAAAAGTTTAGATAATACTTCCTGTGCTACGTCACTACCCATAGGCTGTTCTTTCTTTATCTGATTAAACAAAGAACTGTATGCCTGTTTCTGTGCAGTAGTGAACGTAGGATTGTTTGATATAAACAGTGCTTCAATCTCGTCAGGTGAAACAGTGCGTTCATACCTGTCCATAGCACTATCAATAGCTTGTTTAATCCTACGTACATCTTTGCTGAACAGTCTGTCAGGACACCTAGCCCCACGATGCTCATCGTAGAAGGATTTATCCATGAGACTTCTTATGAGTGATAATTCCATAATTCTTCTCCTGTGTTTGTTAAGTTGGTCATATCCGTTGGGTTACGGTATTTTAGGTCATCTGTCAATCGTAATACTTTTACTACATCTACATGACCACGTAATTCTTTAGCAAAGGCTAGTGTCTTAGGTAATGCATCGGGGTCTAGCGCAATTATTGCCGTTGAGAACTGTGAAAGATACCTCTTGTGTTCTTCTGATAATGAAGTACCCAACACAGCTACCCCAACAAATACATCACTACCTACAACTGCGGCACTTACACAGTCCTCAACAACTACAGCTACCTTACCAGAACCAAACGTATAAGGCAAGCTAGTTTTTCCATATCTTTTCCATTTTGGTAATCTTTTGAGTACAGCACGTCCTGTAGCATCCACAATATCACCATTATGTATGACAGGAAACACTACTCTATCTTCTTTAACATCATACATAAGACCATGCTTATCATAATCTAAACCCCACCTAGCACAGAAGCGATTGGCATAGACTACATTATGTCTGTTGACTACGTAAGCAGGTAATTCAAACTTCTCATCAGCAAAGGCACAAACATCTTTCATTGTACCACGAATATCATCCACATCAAGACGCACTTTCTTTGCACCAGATACAGAACAAGACGCTTTGTAACAATTCCACATAAGAGAACCCATATTGTTGGTCACTGTAAATGTTTTGTAACCACCACACTCGGGACAATTCATTCTCTTTGTCTCTCCATTACTAATGTCTATATCACTTATAGTGTTATATATATTATACATGTTATACACTTTCCTTTGCGGCACTTGTAATGCTTTTATCATGTATTTTTCTCTGCGTCAATGCATAATCTGCACTTTTTAAAGTATTTTTTATGTATGGTTTAACTGACTGTGGGTTAGCGTGTCCTGTGACCGACATAATTTGTCCAATACCGACACCGGCCTCAACCATTTCTGTTGTACCAGTTCTACGAAGGTCAGACAAACGTAACTCACGAGAGATGCCAGCACGTTCCATTAACTCACGACCAAAAAGAGGCAGCTTGTGCAGTGTGTATGGCCTGTATTCACCTTTGATAGCATAAGGTCTGGGTGCAACATAAGTTTGAAACCCAAAATCTTCATGTTGTTGTACAAGCATAGAAAATAAATCATCTTCTATAGGTAAAAAAACCTCTGCTCTACGTTTTGACTGCTCAATATGAACAGTTTGTTCAACAAAGTTAATGCTATCCCATGTAAGCAATCTCATATCACCAAGTCGCTGACACCATTCATATGCCATGTGAGCAATAAGACCTATGTTACGGGTGCTAAAATCGCTGTAGGCTACGCTCAATAGCTTTTGTACATCATCCCTACTCCAAATAGCCTTACGCCTCTCAGCAGTCCTTCTACGCACGTTAGCGAAAGGATTGAGTAAACACAGTTCTTCACGAACACCATGATTAAACACAATACGTGTTGTAGAAATAACATGGTTAGCCATTGAGATGCCTTTCTCGCACCATTCGTTGTATGCTGTCTTTGCCATTTTTGTAGTAATTTTTTCTACGTTGTACTGACAGAGGGATTTACCCTCTGCCTGTGTGTTTTTCATTACGTTGAGAAAGTATTTATATTGTACTTTAGTCTCATCACGTAACTGTCTGTATTCATACGAAGAATAATAATCTTCTATGAGTTTTGATAGCTTCATTTTGTTTTACCAGTAAAACTTTTTATGCTGCTACCAGTTGCTGAAACGCAGGTGTTTCAATCCACTGAGACACTTTGTGTTCACGCTGGAACATTGAGATAGCGGCAGTGTCATTACCTGTGTTGCGTAAATTAAAACCATTACGCTCATCAGCATAGGATGCATAGTTTGTAAATGCACTGTACAGAGCAAAAACGTTGCGACCACGAGTGCTTACCTCTTGGTTGTACAACGTAAACATTTTTTCAGCAGCCCGGTCTGACTTCATAATCTTCTCAAGCAACTCTTTGACATTGACAGATGCTAAATTTGTATTTGCCCAATGCTGTAGACGTTCTGACTGTGCATAGAAGTCTTGTTTAGAGTGTTGCAGGTCAGTGATAAACCTGTCCATGCTAAAGTTTGATGTATTCTTTCTACGAACTTTATCGTGTTCACCACGAATCATGCCATTTGTACAAAAGAAGTCAATAGCACCGAAGAAAACCGTGTTGGAACAGCTACCATCAATACCATGCAATGCAATCACACGTTGTGACACTGTAGTTTTGTGTCGGTCTGTAATAATATCTGCTTTCACATTTGGTAGTACCATATCCATCATGACCCAAGCATTTTTACGAGCATGTTTCCAATTAATGTTCATAAAATTGCACTCATCCTCGCCTAGTGTCTCTGTCATGGTGTTATGTACACCAGTAAAGAAGTCACCGTGACTAGCACAGGTAAAGCTGTCTCCGACAACACCGATGTACTCACCAGTGTCACCGTTGATGACATATTTTTTGTCGAACACTTTGGTTGGTTCAAACTGAACGTCAAAGTTAAGGTTCTCAGGTAGCAGTTCTTCTGCTGTGTATGTAAAATCTAATGGCATAGTTTCATTCCTTTCATAAAAGTTAACTGATGTTGTGTTATATCATTTGCAAAGTTTAATTACAAGTACAAAAAATATAACGAGTAAAATCATGTATATAGCCATGATGTCCATTATTGTTCGTCTTCTAGTTCTTTAAGCACATAGTCTGCGTAATACTTTGGTCTGCCCTCATCATCCATCTGAGGTACAAACTTCATCACTCTGTGTAGTAAACATTCAATTTTTTCTAGCTTACCTACATCAGACATCCATAAATC